AAATGTAAAACTGCTAAAAAGAAGTGTCTTTGGGCGAATGGTAGTAAACGTTCATTTTGTAGAAAAAGAAAATCATTAAAAAGACGATAAACTTTTATATTTTTTGTCCCAATTTAAATCTTCAAGGGTGTAATATGTATTATAAAATATTTTTATATATTTTTATATAAAAATAATTTACATAAAAATCGGCGTTTGAAATGTAAAAAGGTGTAAAATAAAAATTAACAAAATTTGAACCAATAAATCCACAACATCTTGTAACTAACAACTTCATAATAGTTAAATAATATATAATATTTAACTATTTAACTATTTATAACGCTTATTAACAAATTTTCATTTTTACTAACATTTCCCTTACAGCTTCTTTTATTGGTTTTATATTGTTAGTATTGTCCAACTCCAACAATGTTGTATCTAAACAATTATTTGATCGTTTTGAAGCTAAAATTTTATTTTGTTCGTCAATTGAAAAATTTTCCCAAGTAAATGATGGGTCTACAATTTCTTTATACATGTATAAAATTTCATTGTGTGTTATTAATCCTGGATTTGTTAAATTTATAGTTCCAGTTCTATTATCTAAAGCGTATTGAATCATAACAGGAAGTAAATTATCTAATACAGTCATTGAATTTGGTATTGAACAAATCTTTTTATAATTTGTTATTTTGGTTATAAAATTACGTGAATTAACTTCTCCTGTAATGGGCATTCTTATTCTAATATTTAATACATCTGTATTATATAAATTATGCATTAATCTATCAGTAAACCCCTTTACAATAGAATATGATGAGCCAAAAAAATTTGGTGTATCTTCCTCTTTGAATCCAGTAGTTTCATCTCCAAACATATGTTTATCATCATAATCAAATATACAACCTGTACCTAAATAGGTAAAATGTTTCCCATATTTTTTACAAATGGATGATAATACAATTGGTCCATATAAATTGTCTTTGATATTTTCAACTAACTTTCCTGGTTTCTCTAAATAATCAATGGTTGATATTACTTCACCGTCATATACTCCATGAGTTCTTCCAATAAATGACATTACATGAGTTAGTCCATCTTTTGAACTAATTTCCATATCAACTAAATTATAATCATCAGCTCTACATTCAGATTTGTCTACCTTTATTCCCATACTAACTAACAAGTTATATACTTGTGAACCGATCCAACCATTTGCACCATACAATAAAAAATGCGGACACCTACTATTAAACTTACTCATAATAATTTTAATATTATATAGTTTTATATCATTATTTTAAATAAAATATAATATTTCAGTTTATTTAATTACTGTAATAATTTGCCTTTCATAATATATTATCCACACTACATGCTGAAGAGAAATTCTTAATTTTCTGAAAAAATGTTCCAAAAAAGTTCCCTACACATGAAGAGAAAAAGACAAGTTTCAAAAAACGAAAAGTGTTTTTACTTTCTCAAAATGGACAAAAAAAATGTCCAAAATGGGATAGTCAAAACACTTCTTACTGATAAAAAATTTTGTCTAGATAAAAAAATTTATCGTGTTAGTTTAAACGAAATATAAAAAATTTTATGGTCATATTTTTTTATATTAAAATATTGATTTAATTAATTTAGGATATTTTGAGATAAATATTTAAAAAATCTTAATATGTATTATAAAATGCCAAAAGATATTGTAGATTATTCGCAAACCATAATTTATAAAATATTTTGTAAGAATGAATTAATTGAAGATATTTATATAGGTCATACGACAAATTTTACAAAAAGAAAATATCAACATAAAATATCTTGTAATAATGGTAATAAATTAAAAATTTATGAAATTATAAGAAATAATGGAGGTTGGGATAATTGGGATATGATTGAAATAGCTAAATATAATTGTAAAGATGCTACAGAAGCTAGAATAAAAGAACAAGAACATTATAATGAGTTAAAAGCATCTTTAAATGTAAAGCCGCCTTATATTGATAAAAAACAATATTATTGTTTTGCTTGTAATATACAATGTCAATCACCAAACCAATATTATACACATATAAACAGCAATAAACATAAAGATATGATATATAGCCAAAGTGAAACATCTGAAACAGATTTATCGCTAAAAGTCGCTAAAAATCACCATTGTGAACTATGTGACTATAATACGTTTAAATTTACAGATTATAAAAAACATTTACATACGTTAAAACACAAAAATAGAGAAAATGAAACACTAGTAACAGATTTGTCGCTAAAAGTCGCTAAAAATCTCCAATGTATATGTGGAATGAGCTTCAATAATAGAACTACATTATGGAGACATAAAAAAATTTGTAATGGACTTAATGCTTCAACAAATATTATTACGACCGATCTAGTTATGGAGCTGATTAATGATAATAAAGAAATGAAGCAAATCATATTAGAGCAGAATAATACTATAAGTAATTTAGTTAAAAATGGTATAGTAACAAATAATAATAATAACACAACTACTCATACAAATTCACATAATAAAGCATTCAATCTTAATTTCTTTTTAAACGAAACATGTAAAAATGCCATGAATATAACTGATTTTGTGGATTCCATTAAATTACAACTAAATGATTTGATGGAAGTTGGAGAACTAGGATATGTAGAAGGTATTTCTAAAATAATTGTGAAAAACTTAAATGATCTAGATGAAACAGAAAGACCAATACATTGTACAGACAAAAAGAGGGAAACAATGTATATAAAAGACCAAGGAGAATGGTCAAAAGAAGATGAAGAAAAGAAGAAAATAAAGAAGGTTATAAATACAATAGCAAATAAAAATATAAAACTTCTTCCACAGTTTCGAGAGAAATTTCCCGAATATAATAATTCATCTTCGAAAGTATCAGATACATATGACAAGATGGTTATTGAAGCGATGGGTGGTTCAGATGATAACTCAGAAGAAAAAATAATAAAAAATATTTCAAAGGTAACAACAATTTTTAATAAAAGTCTTTAAATTGTTTTAAAATATATTAAATAAAACAATTTAAAGAATTAGGATTTGTAAACTTTCTACATAATGTTTATGCTTAGTGCTTCTTAAATGCACTGCTTTACCAGAACATCTAACTTCAGCACCACATTCGCATACAAATATTTGTTTTTGTTTTTCTAATATTTTCTCTTTATTTTTTTGATACCAACTATCCTTATATTCTTTGATTTTATCTTTATTTTCTTCCACATATTGTTTAGTCTTTAATTTAATTTCATCTTTATGTTCTTCATAATAATTGTGTGTCTGTTCCTTAATTTGTTCTTTATGTTCTTCATTATATTTTTTCTTAAATTCTTTAATTTTTTCAGTATTTTTCTCTCTATACTCTTTTTGTTTTTGTTTTTGTATTAAGATTTTTTCTTCTTCACTGATTGTTGGTTTAGATTGAGGTTCAATTATTCCACATAGTTGATTTTGGTATTTAATATGAACCTTAGATTGTAAATGTCTATGTTTATTTCCAAAAGTATATTGATTACCACATTCACAATTAATAATTTCAGCTTTTTGGTTCTTAAGTTTTGCTTTATTTGCTTCGCGCCATTCTTTTTGGGACTTTGATGCTTCTTCTTTATGTGTTGCTCTATATTCTTTTTTTTGTTCTGATAATTTTTCTTTATTTTTATCTCTATATTCCTTTTGTTTTTCTGCGATTTCTTCTTTATGTTCTTCAGCATATTGTTTTTGATATTCCAATTTTTGTTCTTTGTTTTCTTGATAATGTTCTCTAGCTTTTTCAAGAATATAGTTTTTTTTTTCTTCATACCAATTTTCTTTATAAATTTTTGGTTCTTCTTTACACTTAGCATATGGTTTATTAGTATTTAGCTTAGCACCTAATTGTTCTATCCAATAATGTTCGGTTGATTCTGCTTCTCTTTTATTTTTAAGATTATGTTCTTGAATTTGAATCATTGACCAATTATCCCAACCTCCATTATCTCTAATAAATTGATATACATATTGATTATATTTTTTGTCAGTTTCATTACAACAAGATGTTTTATGTTGATTTTTTCTTTGAGTAAAATTTGTAGTGTGACCAATATATATATCTAAAACATTAGTATCTTTACAGCAAAGTTTGTAAATAATTGTTTGAGAATAATCCGTTTGATTTTTTGGCATATTATAATATATATATTAATAATTTATTTCTAAATAGTTATCGAATATCTTATAATATTTTATTTTTAGAATATCGTTTATAATTTAAAAATCTTCTGATATTTCAAAAGCATCAAAGGTGTCTTTATTTGCTAAACTATATTCTGACACATGACGCTCAAAGAAATTTGTTTTGCCCTCTAAACTAATTAACTCCATAAAATCAAAACAATTACTAACATTATATATCTTTTTGTAGCCTAATTGGACTACTAATCTATCAGCAACAAATTTGATATATTGAGTCATTAATTCAGAATTCATTCCAATTAATTTACAC